TATACATTCCGCACATTATTGGTTTTTTATTGGAAAAAATGCTACAAAGAAACAGATTGTGGTGTCATCCATTGTAGGATCTCTGGCAATTCTGTACTTTTATAAGAAGTACAGGGAGTTGGAATCTCAATCTACTCCTTTGGATTTTAAGAAGGATGAAAAATTTAAATCAAATCCATATAACCCAAATAAACGTCAGGTTATGCAGTTTGATTCTGGCAAGGCATCCGGGACAGCAAAAAATATGTCACAACAAGATTTTATTAAAAAAATTGGGCGAAATATTTTTCAAGTGAAGATGTCTTTTTCTAAGGATTTAGGTTCTGTAACAACTCATTTTCAGATGGTTTGTTTGGGATCGTATTTTTATATAGCAAATTACCATTCATTTGCTAGGGCGATGGAAAGTAATATCGCTCTACATTTGGAGTTTCACGATGGAGGCCCTGTTTTCACTTCAGTTATTATGTCTAATGATGTATATAGAATTGAAGGGTCTGATTTGGTTATTTTGTTTCATGAAAATTTTCCTCGACGCAAATGCATAACCCAATACTTTGCATCTAAAGAATTTGCCTCTGCATCTTACGAGGGCACTCTTGTATATAGATCCAAGGACTCCACTTTACAGCAAATAGGTACTAAGCAATATAGTAAATTTGAACATGCTAGTAAAATTTTAGATGGTGTAAGTTCAGAATTTCCATTTAAGGAAAGTATTGCAGAGAAACCTACAGCCTATGGTTTCAGTGGAGGATTGCACATTGCGTGGTCTGGTTTTGGCCCAGTTATATTGGGCATCCATTCAATGGGGGAGAAAAATCCGAGTTACATTTTACCAAAACGCGTAATTGTTTGTTGTGCGTATAGGGAGATTCTTGAAGAGTTTCAAAAGTGTATAGAGAAAACATATCCTAGGATAGAAGATGACTTCGCACCTTTGTTGAAGAAGAGCTCTTTTAAGGCAACATCAGCAACTAGGTCTCATTTAGATTTTTTGGAATGTCC